TCCACGGTCAGCGCGGGCACGGTTACGCGGCCTTCTTGCGCGCGGTGCGGCCGGACGCCGAGGACGCGGCCAGGGTCTGGGTCTCCGGAGCGGGCACGGTCGGAGCGATGCGCAGACCCAGGTGAAGGGTGTCGGTGGTGGGGTTGGCCGCGTGGTTGATCAGGTCCAGCCCGATCAGCGAATCGAACGAAATGATCTGCTGCTTGGTGCGCAGTTCGTAGCCGCGAACCGTGCGAATCGCGTAGCCCTCGTAGGACTGGCCGGACGCCGAAGCGCCCGAAGGCGGGTTCGACAGCGCGCGGGAGGCGAGCGCCACGGCCTCACGGTGGAAGGCGTATCCGACGTCGGCGGTGGGCACGCGGCTGTACTCGTAGATGTCGAAGCCCATCAGCCGGCCGAGCGACGCTTCGCGCAGGGCCTGGCCTCCGTTGCCGGAAGCGTCCGCGCGGCGGACGATGTCGTGGTCCAGCAGGCGCTTCGCTGCTTCGGGAGAAAGCACCAGGGTTCGACCGGACAGCGGAGCACCCAGGCGGTTCATGCGCATACGGGCTTCGCTGAGCGTCCGGAGAACGTCGCTGTCGTCCCAGGACAGGTCGGTGGGCAGGGTGTCCAGGGTGTTGATGACCAGACGGTCCATGGCGTCGGCCATCGCGGTCATGGACGGCGTGATGACCTGTTCGTTCAGGTCGCGCAGGTCCAGCAGAACCGTCTCGTCGGCCAGTACCACCGAGATGTCGTAGATGTCATCCAGGCTCAGCGTGATGCCGTGCTCGGTGATGTCCTGGGGCTCGATGCCCACGGAGCGGTCGAACTTCTTGGGCACGAAGGTGGGCGGACGGCGAATGGTGATGCTGTCGCCGGTTCCGCCTCCGTACTCGGTCTCTGCCTGGCGCCAGACGAGCGACGCCATGATGGTGCGGTTGCGCAGCGCGGACAGCGCCGCACGGGCGATGGTCGTGGGGTTGAGAAAGCTGTGTGCCACGGCGCGGCACTCCTCGTCGGATCACAGGGTCAGCGGATGTCTCCGCGCGCACCTGGCGTCGCGATGGAAGTGCCGCACCGGGCGGCTCACTCAGATATTAAGCAAAGCTGAACGCTTACATCAAAAAGGTTCAGCGGAACTATTTCTACTGGGCGAAGAGTTCCTTGTCGAAGTCCTCGACCGAGAAGGCGTCGTACTTCTTGGCGGACTCGCCCGCCACACCGATCCCGGCCTCATGCGGGGTCGGCACGGACTCGCCCTTGACCAGATAGGGCTTCTTCTCCGCCACGGTGCGCAGAGCCGACCGGATGGACTCGCGGTCCACCGTGCCGTCCTCGGCGGTCTCCACGTCGCCCAGCTCCACCAGGCGCACGGCGTCGTCCACGTCGTGGAACTTCAGCTCGGCCGCGACGCTGCGCGCCTCGGCTCGCACGAGCAGGCCCCGGTACTTCTCGGCGGTGGCCTGCTCGGCTTCGGCCCGTGCGGTCGCCACGGCCTTCTCGGTTTCGGTGGCGGTGGCGGCCTCCAGCTCTGCCAGCTTCTCGGCCTGGGGCTCCAGCTCGCGCACACGGGTCCGGTACCGGGCGGCGTCGCGCCGGATCTTCTCGACGTACTCACGCGAGAACTGGTCGGACTCGGAGCGCTCCGGAGCGGGCGCGGTGTCGTTGGCATCAACGGTGCCGTTGGTGTCGGTGGTGGGGGCCTCGGCGGGGCTCTCGGACACGGGGTTCCTCTCAGACTCGGGCGGCCTCGACGAGCCACCCGTTGCGGGCGAGTTCTTCACGCAGAAGATGGGGCTGGTGGGACCAGCGGGCACGAATCCAGCGCAGCGACCGGCCTCGGCCCTGCTGGTTGGCGTTGATCTCACCGGGCTCGATGCCAAGTCGTCGGGCGGTCGCCTGGTCGGCGCGGGTGATGCGTCGCGGTGGACTGTGGCGCCCCTGCACGATCGGCGAGACCCCGGCGCCGTTCTCGATGGCCTCGGCGCCCTCGGGGCCGAACACCGCCCGGCGTTCGTCAGGGCTCATCGCGGCGGCGAGGCCGTCAGGGGTGTGCTCGCTGGGCACGCCGCCGATCACGCCGTGACCGGGGACGTGGTAGGTCGGCACGTGGACGCACCCGGAGCACTTGGGATGGCGCTGGAACCCCTCGCTGTAGCGGTAGGTCCTCCCGGCGAGCACGATGCACAGGTCACACGCGGGCATTGTGACCAGCCGTTCGTATCCGGTGATCCGGTCGTCCAGGCACATGCCGGTGTTGATGGTCTCGCGTGCGGCGTCGGCGACTTCGGTCTGCACGACGGTGTCCAGCGTGGAACGGGCGCGCGTCCACGCCTGGTCGGGCGGCATTCCGCCCCAGATCAGTGAGCGCGCCTGCATCTCCGCTTTCGCCAGGACATCGGCGAGCGGCTTGCCGGTCTGGGACCGACCGACCACCGCGGACTCCACGTCCAGGATCGGAACGTCGCCGTCCTCGGGGACACCGCACGCATCGGCGTGCGCCTGGACGAAGGCGAGCGCCATCAGCGCGGCGTCGCGCTGAGCCTCGGCCAGTGCGGCAAGAGCGGCCTCGCTCAGCTGCGACCACTGGTCCGCGATGGAGGCGAACGGGTTGATGCTGTCCCACAGCAGCAGGACGAGCGCAGCGGCCTGGACCGCGACGGCGGTCTGTCCGGCCGCGTAGCGCTGGCTGAGCATGAGGGCCTGAGCGCCCCCCGTGCCGATGCGGCGGCGGTCCTCGGCGCGCATCAGGCCGCGTCCGCCAGGGCGTCGTCGGCCGGGAGCCGTGTCAGGGTGAGCGCTCCTGCGGTCTGCGCGGCCACGGCGCGCTCGGTGGCGCCGGACTGCATCCGCTTCCACCGGTCGATGGTGGCCGGACTCGCGCCGTAGCGCTCCCACAGGGCCTCTTGGGGGATGCCGATCGGCGGAGAGCCCAGCTTCACGAGGGCGTCCACGAGCTGTCCTTCGGTGCGGGTCTCGGGATCGGCCCAGACGGGTTCGCACGGTGTCTGGACGGCGCCACCCGCGCGGGCGACCAGGTCCAGGACGCGGCTCCAGGCTTCGCCGAGCACGAGCTGCTTGGCGCGGACCTTGGACACCAACCCGGCTTCCGCAGCCTTGATGGCGTCCCCGCTGAGGTTCACCATCTGCCCGAGCAGGTAGTGCGCGGGAACCTGGCTGATGGCGGAGAGCTGACGCACCAGCGCATCCAGGACCGCGACGTAGTTCGCCAGGTTCGATTCGCTGAACTCACCGAACGTGGTGTCCGACGACTCGGCGACCCACAGCCGATCAACGCTGGAGTTGAACGGCTCGACGGGGTTGCCGTCGTCGTCCTCGGGGATGGCGAGCCCGGTCGCCCACCTCTGCCGGTAGGCCGAGTAGGTCATGGCGAGCTGCATGTGCAGGTTGGTCGCGTTGATCCTCTGCTGGATGGGCAGTAGGGGCGCGAGTTCGGACTGGTGCCGCCCGAGAAGGTCCGGGTCGTTGTCGAAGGACACGAACGGCACCGCGCCGAGCGGGTTGGGAAGCGCGTCGCGCAGGACCCACTGTCCGGCGCCGCTGTCGCGCTGGTAGCGCTGTACACGTGCGGCGTCGTAGAGATAGGCGTGCTCCAACACGCGGCCGTCAGGCAGTTCGGCCGCCCACTTCTTCACCGCCCACAGCGGCGAGAAGTCCTGAGCGTCACGCGCCACGTGCACACGCAGCGGCGACTCACCGCGTACGACCGGGGTCGCCGGATCGGCGGGGTTGGGCCACACCCCGATGAGCGCGGTGCCCAGTTTCAACGACTCGGTGTAGACGCGGCTCTGGACCGCCGCCATCCGGTTCGACTCCAGGATGCGCCACGCCTCCAGGTCGCCGCTGGCGTCGCCCCGGCCTCGGATACCGTCCAGGCGCAGGCGCTCAGCGATGGCATCTACCACCAGGCGCAGCCACGCGCTCGTCGCGGACTCGGCGAGCTGTCGGTACTCCGCGCGTGCGTTGCGCGGCATGTACGGGGTGTCGTGGTCGCCCCGGTAGTACCGCGAGTACAGGTCCAGGTCCGCGCGCGCGGCCTCCAGGGCGTTGAGCCCCTTCTCCAGGCGTCGGTCGATGGTGGGCATGACACACCGCCCTCTCCATGGGTGAAGGGGTTCAGAAGCCGACGACGCGGCCGGGAGCCTTGGTCACGCGGGCGCGAGTGCGCCACGCGGCGACCGCCATCGCGGCGGTCAGAACGCCGTCGATGCGCTTGTTCGCCCCGCCTCGTCTGGGCTTGATGGGCTTGAGGAGTTCGGGGTCGTCGCGGGAGCGACGGACCTCCACGGTGTCGAAGCAGAACCTCGACACGGGGTTGTCGTGGTGGTGCAGGAGGCGGGTCTTGAGCACCGCCATCAACTCGTTCATCCCAGGGCTCAGACCCGCGAAGGTCTGGGGAACCGGGATCAGCTCGACGCTGGGACCGAGCAGCGACGCCAGGTGTTGCACGACCGGTTCACCGCTCCAGGGGTCGTAGTCGATCTCGGCGATGGAGAATCGGCCGGCGTCGGTGGAGATGTCGGCGTAGACCCGCTCGTAGTCGATGACGTCGCCCTCGGTGATGGTCAACCAGCCGTCGCGCACCCACGACTCGGCGGCGCCACCCGTGGTCGTGACGAGCTGGGGCAGTGCGGCCTCGGGCAGCCAGTAGCGCCACAGCGCGTCCGCGCCTCCTTCAGCCCGCGGAATGATGACCGACCACGCGGTGAGGTCGAGCTTCGCCGACAGGTCGAGTCCGGCGAACGCCTTGGGACGCCCGGTGATCGCGCGCCAGTCGGGGCGCGGCCACGGCTCCCCGGACGCCCGGTCGTAGACGTCCATGGGCATCCACCGCGACACCGAGGACACCCACTGGTTCAGCCGGAACTGACGGAACACCGACTCCTTGGCGGGGTCCTCGCGGGCCTCCATCGCTTCCTCTCGAAGCGTCTGCACGCTGAGGAAGTCGCCGAGTGCGGGGTTGGCGGACTTCCAGACCTCCTCGTCCCAGGGGTCGGCGTCCTGGTCGGCCTCAGCGATGTAGGCGAACCGGTGTGGAGCCCGCTTCGGGTTCTCCAGCACCCGCTTCGCCTCCAGGTACTCCTGGTAGCAGAAGCTGTCGCGGTCGGTTCCGGCCGTGGTGATCGCGACCATGAGCGGCTGTGTGCGGGTGCCCGCTCCGGTGCGCAGGGCGTTCCACAGGTCGCCATTGGGCGCGGTCAAGAGTTCGTCGTAGACGGCGCCGTGCGGGTTGTGGCCGAGGTTGCCAGCGGCGTCGGCCGGGATCACTTCGTAGTAGGACCCCGTCTGCTCGTCCACGATGCGGCGTGCGTGGTCCTTGACCACCAGACGCCGCGACAGCACCGGCGAGAGCCGGACCATCCTCGCCGCGACGTCGTAGACCTTGCGCGCCTGGTCCTTGTCGCGCGCGGCACCGTAGATCTCGGCGCCTTCTTCGCCGTCCGCGCACAGCAGGTACAGACAGATGCCAGCGGCGATCTCGCTCTTGCCGCACTTGCGCGCCATGCTGATGTACGCGATGCGGTAGCGGCGCACATACTGCTTCGACTCGGCGTCCCACCGCACGGTGGAGAACAACGGGCGAAGCAGGTCATGCTCCTGCCAGTGGGCGAGGCGGAACGCCTGCCGAGCCCAACGCGCTTTCGTGTGCGTCAGTAGCTCAGTGAAGAATGCTACGACGTGGTCCCCACGAGCAGCGCACACGTGGTCTCCGCGAAGCGTGCACGCGGCGTCGTCCAGAACGAACCCGCATTCGGGCGGTCGGGAGGCGGACATACAGAAATGCCTCCAATGACATGATCATCGGATGTCCATGACCCAGGGTTCGCCTTGCGCAAATCGCCACGGGAAGGCGTCCATTCATCTAGAGTTCCTGTGTGCGAGAACCAACCCGAGGAGAGGCAGCGGCAATCGTGGGCGTCGCCTGCATGGCTCAGGCCACTGCTGCGATGGCCGGGTTCAACGCCGCTCCCACACCTTGGCAAGTGGCCATGGTCATCACCACGACCCTCTTCGCAGGCGCGGCAGCCACCCTCGCCCTCAGGAGTCCAAAAAATCCAGTAGCCGCACTCTCTATAAAAAAACCCTCACTGGTTAGAGTTCGTGCATTAATTGAGAAGCTGACTCCTTCCCACTGGATGAGCTTGGGCTTGCTTGCCCAAAAAATGAATCAAAAGAGCAATTTAGCTCAATTGCGCTTCAAAAAAAGACTGAATGCTTCCTGTTGTATAAAAGGGGCCTCTGCGAAGGTTCGTAGGGCCTAGCTGAGCAGGCGGGAGGCGTAGTTCTCGGCGACGCGTTGTGTGGTGAGGCTGACCCGTGCGGCCGGAGACAGGCCGAACTCTCGTCCGAAGGCGAGCATGGTGCGCGCGGACTCGCGCTGGATACGGACAGCGGGGTTGGTGCGCAGGTCGCCGTCGCGGTCGGTGATGAGCGGCCCCGCCTTCTGCACGAGCACCGACGCCTGAGCGTGTAGGCGCACCGCTTGCACATAGGCGTGAAGCTGGTGGGTGTCGGGGCGCTGGGCGAGGCCCATCGCGTCCAGCTCACCCACGACGAAGTCCCAGATCGCCCGTGCGGCCTCGTCCAGTTCGGGCGGGGGCTCGGGCAGACCGG